TACCTTTAGCAAAAACCTCAAAGGCCAAAGAAAGTCTTAAATAATTTGAAAGATGGGCACCAATAGCATGAGGCAATGCTGCATCAAAAATTAATAAATCATTTTTTTTAGGAAAAAAAGTTACTTTGGTTTGATTATAAATATTAGCTTCTTCAAAACTATAATTTAAATATTGAAAATTATATTTTTTTTCAAAAGAAATAGCATCTTTTTGTTCTTCAATACTTAAATAAAGCACTCCCGTAAAAAAAGAATTAGTGTGATGATGAGCATTTGCTTCAGGTTTAGGGGTATCTACTTTATATAACCAAGAACGGGTAATATAAAATTCAATATCTTTATCTATACCTAATACTTCATAAGTATATTTTTTAAGATGGGTTTCAATTTGATTTTTAATATCTTTAAATTGTTCTAAATTTAAAATACAATCATTAGAAGAAAAGCCCTCATCAAATTCAATACCCTCTAACACATAATTAGAAATATCTAAATTGTCTTGGTATACAATTTGAGGAAATATTTGATATAGCATTCTTCTGTTAATTCCTTCTATTTTGAGGACTTTCATAGCATATTCTTGTTGTCAATAAAACAATTTTAAAAAGTTCTGTTGATTTAGATCAAAATATGTTTACATTAACTTTCACCCAAAATTTAAAATCATAGGAGTTATTATGGAAAATCAAGAAGTATTGAAGGCTATAGCTTCCCTTGCAGATAAGGTGAGTAGATATCATGAACGTTTATTAGTGTTAGAAAGAGAAAATCAACGATTACAAGACTCTTTTTCCAGACATCTTGAAGGATGCTCATGTCATAATGATTCTAAAAACTCCGATGCCGAAGTTATGGTAACTAGTACTGCTGTAGAAACAGAATGTGAGTCTTGTAGTGCTTAATTTTTTTTAGACCTGCCAACTAAATCATCTAATTTAGGGGCAAAAATTTTAACATCTCTTCGTATATGTTCTTCCTGGGTTTCGGTGTTAGGATTATCAATATCATTTTTAACTTCTTCTTCTGAAGAATATTCATAACCTGTTTTGGTATTAGTAATAGTTGTTTCTGATCGACAACTCATTTTAGGTATTTCTCTTCCATCAGCTAGTTTTACTGTTCCAAGCTGCTTAGCTTCTTCTATAATTTTAGGCATTTTCACTCCTCTTAGTTTCTAAATTAAAACTTATTACTATTCTTTCTTCCTTAGATTCATTAGTTTCTACTTCATGGCGAAGCCAAGAAGGAAAAAAAATTAAATCATTTTCTTTTGGCTCCCAAGAAACTCTCCCACTTACATGAATACTTTCGTCTTCTTTTTTAGGAGGAGATAAAATTTCTACTTGAGGCCTAGGATCATGAAAAATTATCTTTCCGCTTTGAGGAGGAACTTTTAAATAAAAAACTCCTGACAGATAATTAAATGCATGAATGTGTAAATGGTTTTTGCTTCCGGGCCCATTTACCATAGCCCACATTCCTGTCATACTAGGTATAATAAAATCTTGAACACTTAAATGATTAAATGCTTCTTGTCCTAAATTTATTATCTCAGATTTAAGAATATTAAAACGATCATCTTCTTGTAAATTAGAAGCACTATGCCACCCCCCTTTATTTGATTTATTAATACCTACGGGATCTTTAGATTTAATTTCTTGTATTACTTTAATTAAATCCTCATAACCACCAAGATTTAAAGAAAATACTGGGGTAATAAATAAAGAATGTAGGTCGATTATAAATCTCCTTTTGTTATTTCTAGAACACTTGCCGTAACATGAATTTGATTAGCGGCATTTGCTTGAACATATAATATATCGCTTTCTTCTAATACAAAAGGTCGCTCTAATAATTCTACTGTAGTGTTAGCAGATATACTTTTTTGATTAAATAAAACAAAAGTAGCAGAAGCACTAGTGTCAGTATATTTAACGTCTACTAAAGTTGTATTAGCCGAATCACTGGCTACTATAATAGAATTAACAATTCCTGTGGTAGGAAAAGTAGGGGCTGTTCCTGTTACACCAGGAGAAGCAGATGGAACAGTATATACTGCTGTTAAATTAGTGTTAACCACATCTAAAGAAGAATTTTTATAGGTATCAGCCAAGGAACCAACTCCTTCCTGAAGATTTATCTTCTATGTCTTGAGCATAAGAAGTATTAAGAGATAAAATTATTTGTTCAAGTAAACGCATAATTTGATCTATTTGAGATTGTTGATAATCTGGTGTTGCATTAGGTAATCTTGTTATAGTTATTTTAGCCATTATGTTTTCTTATTATTTGCAGCAAATTTACGAGCAGCATCAACTGAACCAAAACCCCATTTTTTAAGTGCTAATGCTTTTCTTGTAGGTCTGCCTTTTGAATCTTTCATTGGACCTTTCATACCTGCAAAACGTGCAGCAAAAGATACTCTACGTGGGTTTTTTCCTTTAGCTACTGGAGCTTTTAAATTAGCCCCTTCAGTTCTTTTAAAATGGGCTCTTCCCGCCGCAGTTAAACCACCTGTTTTACTTTTATGTTCTTTTTTCATTTCTTTCCTTGGCTTTTAAGAATAGCTGATTGAGTAGGTGCGCCCTTTGCACCTTTTTTTCGCATTTTCTTACCAGCTTTTTTCTTTTTGTGAATGTTATACCACAAACCTTTTTTAGCTATTTTCCCTTCTTTCGTTACATGTGTATTCTTTTTCATTATCTTCTCCCATCAGGTCTAAGTTGTAATTTCATTGAACCTAGTCTCCAGTTAGTTTCATCTACTACATCAGTAGCAAAATTTAATTTAACAGATCTTCCTCTACCTCTTACATTAATTTTTTGCGTTGTACTACTAACATTACCTGAGGTTGTTTGAGAAACCGTAGATTGAGGATAATCTTCCAATGTTAATGTTACAGTCATTTCTTTTGCTAAATCAGTAAAATCAGGAACAAATTTACTTACAGACATAAAGTTGTCGCCATCTGCAATTTCAATAGATCCTGTGGTTAAAGAAGCAGTAATAGCTGTTCCATTTGCTTGATTGTTTCCTTTTTCGTGATTGTATAGATAAGATGCTCCGGCTGTTACCCCAAATGGAGTATTGCTTACTCCCGTACTTGTAGTAGCATTGGCGGTTACAGTAGAATCATATTGACTAGCAATAGGAAACTCATAGGTAAAGTTTCCAAGATAAGTAGTTCTTCCTAAAGTGGAAGTGTACCACGTTCCTTCTAAATAATTATAGACTACTACTCTATCTATTTGAGTAGCACTTGAAGAAGGATAAAACCATAAGACTTCATTAAACTCAGGATTAACTCCACATGCTATATCATTTTTATTTGTATAACTTAAATCATCATAAATATAATCTTGTACAGAACAAGGCATTTTTTTAACAACACCATCGTACATGTAAAAAGCATCATCACCCATCCAATAGGCTTTACCATTAACATCAATAGCTGCATGTTGAGCAATTAAACCACAATTAGCACCTAATTGTCGTTGTCCAAAAGTAAAAGGAGTTCCTACAAATTGAACACCGTGTAGAGAAGTATCGGTCCATACTAATATTTGACCAGTAGATCTTACGGCTCCCACTATACGTGAACCGTCAGCAATTCTAAGTGATCCTGCTTCATTCGTAGCTGTAGGAGCCCATGTAGTTAAACTTTCTCTATCAGCAAATCTAAAAAATAAATCATCTTGGGTGGCAGCATCTGTAACTGTGGTAGATGTACCAAATAAAAATAAGTGTCTTGTGTCCGATGATACTAAATTAAATCGGGAAGCAACCGGGGCTGTTGCCCCAAGGGTCACGGCTCGTGTACCGGTTCCATTTGATTTATCCCATTGATAGGTTCCCCCATTTAAAACAGTAGCAATTAAATCTTCCCCAAAATTATCTAAAGACCATTGACGGGCATAAAGAGTTACGCTTGAAGATGATCGAGGCGTACTCCATGTACTTAATCCCCATGTTAAAACTCCCCAACCATAACCATATGTAGATGTAGAATTACCTACACTAATTTGATAAGTAGCAGTAACTGATCCACCTCCAGCAGCCGTAGTTCCAGTAGCATTGGACGAGTAAGTAATTGTATAACTATTAGCATCTATAACTGAGGTTATTTCAAATTCATTATTAAATTCTATACCATCAACAGTATTAGTAGCACTTCCATTATCAAATTGAACAAAATCTCCTACACTTGCACCGTGAGACGAATCTGTTACTGTTACTCCTGCACCACCACTTGTGGTTGCGAAAGGATTAGTTAAAGTTCCACTTGTTCGTCTAATAGGTGTAATATCAAAAACTGCACCTTCTGAGTAAAGATAAAGTTTTCTATCTGTTCCTAAAGCTAAATAACGAGTGCCATCTAAACTTATCCATGAATGAGTGTCACGAACCACCCCAATAAGTGTTTCATTAGGGTTAGGGAGGTATTCCCATCCTTTCCATCTTTCAGGTTTTCCATAATGAAATCTAACTAATTGAGAGTCAACATAACGTCTTTGATCCCCTGCTGCATAAGCAGAATCTTGTTTATCTACACCAGGTAAAAATTTTAAATCAGTTAATTGCATGCTTCCTTATACTAAATTATTTCTTGTTTTGTGGCAAGAATTGAGTTCCTACATTCCCTTTGAAGACATAGGTTCCATGATGGTTTAAACCACTTACCACATCAGCATAAACTCTTCCACCAATTTTCTGCCATAATCGACAAAAAGCATAATCTTCTGACAAATAACGTTTGGTTTCTGGTTCAATTATTGTATCAAAAAAAGCATAGTTCCATTGTGAGGTATCATGATAATCAAACTGAGTTTCATGGGGTTGGTTTAAATGTTGATCTGATTTAAATTTTAATTCAGGGTAAGCTTTTGCCATCTTTTCAAATACTTGCCTTTTTATTAACATAAATCCTGTCGCCCCATCCATTACTTCTATAAAACCCTTTTTTACTTCAATATGGTTAGGGTTTTTTACACTTAAATTATACTCTAAGCCTGCCGCATGAAGCTCATCTAAATCAATATTAGGATTATTTTTAATTCTTTTTTTTATTTTTCTCCAATCAATCGCTTTACGTGGGTACACCCCCGTTACTACATCTTCGTCAAGATCTAACATTCTAAAAACTGTTTTTTCACTAAAGCCAATATCGGCATCTATAAAAAGAAGGTGAGTATATTTGCCGGGATCATCCATAAATAATTGCACTAATGTGTTCCGAGCGCGAGTAATTAAAGATTCATTTCCCACGGTTCCAAACTGTAATTGAATATTGTGTTTAGGAGCTTCATTAACTAAACGTAAACAACTTTCTT